TTGCAGTCGACATTTGGCAGAGCAGACAACAGACAGCCCAAGGCGGCGTTTCTCCGGACTTCCAACCATCACCCTATAAAATGGGAAATACATTACTCGCAAGAATTAGAGGGCTTATAGCGAATCACCTTTCCCCTAACGGTTTGGTTGGCTGATGACGGTTGCCGTTACAACTCTCAGGTCAACCCTTGCGACGGCGTTGGAGAACGCTGGGGTTTGGCAGGTGTTTTCTTACCCACCTGCCTCACCCATTGCTAACAGCCTAATTATTCAACCGGATGACCCCTATATTGAGCCAAGCAATAACATTTATTCAAGTGTTGCGCCTAAAGTAAATTTTCGCTTAGTGATGATCGTTCCAATGCTAGACAACCAAGGAAACTTAAACGGAATTGAAAGTTTTGCTGTTGGAGTCTTTAATAAATTGGCTTCAATCACTAACCTTAAAATTAGTGTTGGAAATATATCAGCACCCAACGTATTGTCAGCAAGTGCCGGCGAAATGCTAAGCGCAGACATGACAATTTCAATAATGACGACATGGAGTTAAAATGAGTGATTTTATAGATGTTCCTTCCGAGGACAAGGCTTGGCTTGAGAAAGTCGGGCAAGTAGCAAAAACAGAAAAGCCAAAACCACTTACTAAGAAAGATGAGGAATAACCAATGGCTGTATTCTTAAATAACAAGGTCGGCGTAAAGGTAAATTCCGTCGATCTTTCAGATCATGTGACTAGCGTCACACTTAACCGTTCGTTTAATGAACTTTCTGTGACAGCGATGGGCGATACAGGCGAAAAATTTGTCAAAGGCTTGGAAACTTCAAGCGTGGCAATTTCATTCTTAAATGACACCGCCGCAACCAACGTTCTTGCAACATTGCAAGCCACTTGGGGAACTTCAGTTACCGTAGTCCTGTTACAGGAAAAAGGAACTGCAGTTAGCGCAACTAACCCTCTTTATACAATGACCTGCCTAATAAATAACACCACCGACATAAACGGCGGAGTTGGCGATCTTGGCACTCAGGATGTAACATGGACTGTAAACGGTGCCGTCACCGTAGCAACAACAGGTACATTCTAAGGAGAAGTAATGATTAAATTAAGAGTGACAAAGGCTTCCGGCGAGGTTGCGGAGTACGACATCACGCCGGCACTCGAATACGCATTTGAACAAAATTTCAAAACTGGATTTCACAAAAGGTTCAGGGATGAAGAAAAGCAGTCGGACGTCTACTGGCTTTCTTGGGAAGCCGAAAGACGAGCAGACGTAACTGTTGCACCGTTTGGGGAAAAGTATCTACAAACTCTATCTAAGGTAGAGATTATGGACGCCGACTCCCCAAATGGGTGACGAGGTATGACTTTACTTATCTAATTGCCTTATTGGCAGTTAGGACTGGCATACCTCATTCAGAGTATTTGAAAATGGATAGATCACTACTTTTAGCAACTATGAACGTTCTAAAAGAGGACTCAAAAAGGATGGAAAATGCCGGTAGAGGTCGCAGGGCTAGATGAGACGATATACAGTCTTAAGAACTTTGCCCCTGACCTTTACAAAGACATGCTTGAGGAAATTGACCCTGCAATGCAAAGCATTAGCGACAGGGCAAAAGGTATGGTTCGTGCAAGGATTTCAGGACTAGACACCGGCTGGACTTCGCAAGGTAGAGAAGCCAAGTCACGTTCAAGTCGTAAACGTGGCTTTCCTAAGTATGACCCTTGGAAAATTAGAAAAGGTTTAGGTTACGATTTAGGAACTACTAAACGCAACCGTTCAGGTTTTGTTCAAACATTTATTTTACAAAACCATTCTGCCTCAGGTGCTATTTATGAAACAGCCGGACGAAAGAACCCTCAAGGTCGTGCGGCATTTGTTAACATTAGCGGAGACAAAAAAGGTAAAGTTCAAGGTTATGAAGGCACTTACAAATCTAACCAAAAGTTTTTAAGACGCAAAACTGGAGAGTATGCAAGCAATAACCCGATGGCAGGTTATCAGTTTGTAAAAGCGTTAGATAATCAACAAAAACTGGTTAGCATTGGCAGAGGTCGCAAGCGAGAAGGTCGCTTACTCTATAAAGCATTTTACGACGATCAAGGTAAAGTTCAAGACGCAGTAATGAAGGCGATTGAAAAAGCCAAGAACAGATGGATAAACAGAGTTTCAAAAGCAGGATACAAGTCATTCGATAGGGCGGCATAATGGTCAGTTTTTCACCCATAGACATTGCAATTACCTCAACCTATAAGGACAAGGGTGCGAGACAAGCGCAGAATTCTCTAACCAAATTGACCAAGAGTGCCAATAAGTTAGCCGGTGCGTTTGGCCTTGCTTTTGGTGTGACTCAGGTCACACGCTTTGCCAAGGCTTCAGTTCAGGCGTTTGCTCAAGAGGAAAAGTCAGCCAAGTCCTTGGCCTTAACATTAGGCAACCTTGGGTTGTCTTTTGAAACCTTAGCAACCGAGCAATTTATTCAGCGAATTCAACGCACGAGAGGCATATTAGACAACGAATTGCGTCCGGCAATGCAACAACTTGTTTCAACTACATTAGACGCCAAAAAGTCTCAAGACATATTACTTACAGCCCTAGACCTTTCAGCCGGCGCAGGAATTAGTTTAGATCAAGCCGTTGACGCTTTAACAAAATCCTTTATGGGTAACAACAGCGCACTAGGTAAATTAAACATTGGTTTGACAAGTGCCACCATAAAAGGCGCAACCTTTACAGACATTCAAGAACAATTAAACAAACAGTTTGCCGGTCAAGGGGAAGCCTCAGCCTCAGGTTATGCAGGGCAGATGGCAATACTTGGCGCAAGTATGGACGTTGTAAAAGAAATTATAGGCGAAGGACTGGTTCGTGCCTTTGAGGACTTAAATATAAACGCACAAAAGTCCGGCGGCATTATGGAAAGTCTTGCCAAAAAGACCGTTACCGCCTTTGAGTATGTAAGTAAATTTATCAAAGGCAATGCTTTACTTGTAACAGGTCAGGCGTTTGATAAGAGTTCATTTGAATATAAGATGAATTTTGATAAACCTTATGACCCTATGAGTGCTAAATTTGATTACGAGGCATTAAGAGCGCAAGAAAAGAAACTACAAGAACAAGCGGCTAAAGCGGCCAAGGCTCGTTTAGACGCTATTAAGAAAGAACAGGCTTTAGTTAAAGCCCAAAAGCAATTACTTAAAGATCAAGAGAAACTTAAAAAATTCGGAACATTATTTGACACCGAACAAATTGAGATTTTTGCCGCACTTCAAGGCAAAATTACCGATCAAGAAAAACTTAGGTTAAGTTTACAATTAGCCTTAATTCAAGGTAACGCAACCGAGGCCGAGAAACTTGGTAGGCAATTAACAATTGCTCAATTACAGACTACCGACCTTGCAACAGCCATTTCCAAAATACCAAAAGCCTTGAACCCATTTGAAGGATTTGGAACTGAGGTTGACAACTTAATTGCCAAGATTTTAAATATGTATAAACTACTGCAACAACCTTTAACAGCAACAACCACCACGCCAATAACTACTACTTCAAGCGGCTCAACTAATCCAACATTGACCGCAATTGCGGCGCAAATCGATAGCGCAAGAACAAAGTTAACCAATTTCAATGAAAGAATGTTGGCAAAAATAGCGGCTACTAATAAGATTCCTGAGACTACTATCGAACAAGATATTCAGAGTCAATTACAAAGTTACCTTGCCGCCGATACTGCAATGCGTAGCACATTTAAGGACTTAAACATAAACATTGCGCCGGCCGGTAGCGTTGTTACTACTGGCGATCTTGTCCAAGATATTCGCAACGCTTTAATTGAGGCTGGTTTGTCAGGCTCGCAAACCACCGTGAACAGAAATATTGGCGCATTTCAGTAATGACATTACCTGCCACCTTAGACGTTTCACTAAACTTCCAATCGGGAGCGACTTTCGGCATACCCTTCACGCTGGACGACCCTGTAAACGGAATTCTTGGAACTAATATCTTGTCCGAGTCTAACGCACCGGCCTTAGTAGTTAACTTAACTGCGCAAACTCGTCAAATAAGTATCAGACGAGGCAGAAACATTAGCCGAGACATATACGAAGCCGGAACTTGTACGGTAAGAATTTATGACCCAAATTCAGACTTCAATCCACAAAACGTAACCTCTCCTTATTTCGGCCAATTAGAACCTCTAAGAAAATTACGTATTTCCGCAGAGGTAGCAGGTGTGACTTACTATCTATTTAGTGGATATACGACTGACTATATCTACTCCTATGACCAAGC